AGCCGAAGCCGAAGCCGAAGCCGAAGCCGAAGCCGAAGCCGAAGCCGGACAGGATGCTCCCCGGAAAAAGACCGGTAACAAAGCGAAACAGGCGAAAAAGGCCCACGCATGAATTACGCCACTGAAACCGATATGCGGGCGCGTTACCGCGAGGATTTGCTCAGGCCGTTACTGGCAGTGCCCCGTTCGGATGAGCCGGACACGCGCAAGCTGAACCGGGCGCTGACAGATGCGTCAGCCCTTATCGACAGCTATCTGTCCGCCCGTTACACGCTGCCGCTGGAGGTTATTCCGGCAGTTCTTGTTCAGCACTGTTGCGCGATTGCCTTTTATTACCTGTGCGATCAGAGAGCCTCCGATCAGGCGCGTGACCGTTACCGCGAAGCGCTGGCCTGGCTGAAAGATGTCATGAACGGCAATGTGCCGGTCGGTGTGGATACGAACGGTGCGGCCCCTGAATCCGGGGATTTACCACAGGTTCAGTCTGATGCGGCGGTATTCGGGCGCAACCAGAAGGGCTTCATATGATTACGGAAACCGAACAGGCATACATCGCCCGTATCCGTGAGTATTTCGGGAATGAACTTGTGTCTGTTGACACGCATCCCGGCGACTGGAGCGACAGCGTACTGCGCACCATGCTGATTAACGCTCCGGCGATCTACGTTGCCTGGCTGGGTGCCGGTGAAGGCCGTACCCGTGGTCGCCTGGTCAGTCACTGGGTGTTCTACGTCATCGGCGACATGCTCAACGGGCGTGAGGCCAGCCGTCCCGGACTGTATCAGATTGTGGCCCGGCTGATTGCCGTGCTTAACGGCTTCAGAACAGAAAAAACCTCACCGCTTTACTTTGAAAAGGCGGTCAACGGTTACACCGAAACCCAGGCGAACAGTGGGGCCGTGATGTATGCGCTTTATTTCTCCTGCGAGGAAATGATCGCGCCACTGACGGATATCAGCTCGCTGGACGACTTCCTGCGTCATTACGAAACCTTTGTGGAGCCGCCCGGTACGCCGCCGTTTGAGGCACATATTGATTTGCCGGGGAACACGACAACGGCGGTCGAACCGCCGGAGGAACTGTAAATGAAAACCATCTTTATCAAACCCGCGCCGGGACGCCTGATTCGTGATCCCGACACAATGCGCCCGCTGGCACAGGAGGGGGAGGAAAAAACCTTCACGCCGTTCTGGTGTCGGCGTCTTGATGACGGCGATGTCATTCAGGCTGAAAAAGCCGCTGAAGAGGCTCCGGCTGTATCTGCGGATGCAACGACTGCGACAGAAAAACCGGTCGCCCAACCGGCATCCGATAAGGAGAAACCGCAATGATTAATTTTGACGGGATCGGTAATGACCGCCGTATACCGCTGATTGGGGTTGAGTTTAATAACTCCATGGCGGTCACCGGCACCCCGGCACAGCGTCAGTGTGTGCTGCTGTTTGGTCAGGCGAGAATGAAAGAGAATGCTGTGGACGGTACCGGTGTGCTGGATGTTCCGGTCAGGATCACTCGCGCCTCTCAGGCTGTGGAGCTCTGGGGGCGTGGCTCCATGATCGCTCTGATGGTGGCTGAATTTATTGCCATCAATCCTGATGCGGAACTGTATGCTATTGCGCAGGGGGCCGGAACAGGCGGGGCAAATGCCGCCGCCTTTAACCTTACCGGTACGGCTGCGACCGATGGTTTGCTCTGCATCTATATTGGTGGACGACGCTATGCGCTGCCCGTAAAAGCCGGACAAAAAGGAAAAGCTATCATTGATGCGCTTGTTGCCCTGATAAATAAGGATACTGATGCGCCATTCACAGCTGTATCTGCGGTTGTTGATGGCAGTAATGCAGGCGGTCTGAAAGGAAGTATGGGAGTGAGCGCCCGCTTCATTGGTGAATGCTCTGTGCACGATCTGCGCCTGAATTATCACGACGGTGAAACCCTGCCGTCAGGGCTGACGCCCCAGACAGGCTTTCCCTCCTCAAGAGCCCGCAATCCCGATATCACCCGAAGTGTGGCCGGAATGGGGGATCGCCAGTACAACTATGTTGTCATGCCCTACAAGGACGATGCAAACCTGAAAATCATCAGTGATGAACTTCTGAAACGCTGGGGACCGGCCAAAATGTCTGACGGCGTGCTGTGGCTGGCACATACCGGCACGTTTGGTGAGGTGCAGGCATTCGGGGCAAAACGCAATGATTTTCTGGCGACCTGCACATCCATTCCCAAAGCCCCTGAACCGGATTACCTCTGGGCAGCGGCGGTCTGTGCCACCTGTGCACCCTCTCTGGGAGCAGATCCTGCGCGTCCGCTTCAGACGCTGGCGCTTCCGTCACGCATGGCCCCGGCCCCGGCCGATCGTCTGACGCGTGAAGAGCGTAACAGTCTGCTGTGGGGAGGGATTGCCACGGTCAGTGTGGCGGCCGGGGATATGGTTCAGATTGAGCGTCAGGTGACGATGTATCGCCAGAACGTGTACGGCGAAAGTGATCCCAGCTATCTGGATGTGGAAACCATCTACACCCTGTCATATCTGCGTTATTCCCTGCGCACTTTCATCACTCAACGTTTTCCGCGCCATAAACTGGCTGATGACGGGACGCCCGTTCGTGCCGGTCAGAATATCGTGACGCCGGAGATCATGAAGCTTCAGTTAATTTCGCTGGGTGAAGAGTGGGTGGAACTCGGGCTGGTCGAAAATCTGGACACGTTTAAAAAGAATCTGCTTGTGGAGCGTAATACGTCAGATCGAAACCGCCTTGACGTGTTATGCACGCCGGATCTGGTTAACCAGTTCCGCTTCCTGGCAGCACAGATCCGTTTCATTTTGTGAGGTAAGGCATGAGCGGAAAACAGTATCAGGGCACGGCCACCATCCGTGTGAACGGACAGGAGTACGACACCCTTGAGGGGGCCACGTTCTCCCCGTCCGGCTATGAGCGTGAAGTGGTGAAAGGCGCGAAAGTCTATGGCTATCGCGAGAAACCCCGTGAGGCGACGCTGGACTGTAAATTTCCGGCTGGCGGAGAAGGTTCACCGGCTGCCGATGAAATCAACACCTGGACTGCGGTCACGATTGAGTTTGTGGCCGATACCGGTGAAGTCCACATGATGACGAAGGCCTGGAGCAGTGAACCGGCCTCGCTTGACGGTGGCGGTGATATCTCCGCGAAGTTCGCCAGCGCCACCAGTACCCGTGTCCAGTAATCAGGAAAAATGTAATGAGCACACGTAAGAAAAAAACGGCGGTTTCTGACGAGGCCGTGATGGAGGCTATCCGGGATGCACTTGAAGACGGCGATCCCCGCACCGCCGGGCTGGCTGAACAGCTGGTGAACGGCTATGTGGATCTGCTCGACGGCCTGCCGTTCGGTGAATCCCGTGAATACCGCGTCACCTTCCGCGAACTGACGGCGAAAGACAGCATTGATGCGGAGAGTGAGGCCGAGCGTCTTATGGAAACCCGAAACGGTCCGGTTCTGGTGGCCTCTCCGGCACTGCGCGGCATTGCGCTGCTGCGCCGTCAGATTGCCGCTGTCGGCCAGATTGAGGGGCCATTATCTCCGCGTCAGATCGGACAGCTCAGCGAGCGCGATCTCTCCCGTCTGATGGCGGCGGTAAGCCTGCTTGATTCCGCGATGGCAGGAAAGCTGGTCGCTGAACGGGGGCGACCAGATGCAGTGCCGGGATCAGATTGAAGAAGCCGCAATTGTGCTGGGGATGGTGACAAAAAGCGGCCCGGAGTGGGCGCTTAACCTCCCCTTATCGCAGCTTTACCGGCACTGCCGACAGACCGAAAAAATTCTCAGAACGAAGCAGTAACCCATGGCAAAAAACCTGAAAGCCTCCCTGATTGTCGATTTACTCGGCAATATTTCCGCCAAATCCCGCCAGTGGTCACAGGAGCTGGGGGCGTTCTCCCGTTCCGGCAGGACAGGCCTGGGTGGTCTTGGAAATGCAGCCCGCCGGGCCGGTCAGGAAACAGAACTTGTCGGCTCCCGTATGCAGCGAACGCTTGCCGGTGTTCGTGGCAGCATCCGCACGGTAACGTCAGATTTTGACCGCCTGCAGGGCAGCATTACCGGCACCATCGGGCGGATAAGCAACCTTTACGGGATGCTGGCGGGAGGGGCTGCGGTCTACGGTTTTAATAAAGCCTTTATCCGCCCGGCCGCAGAGATGGAGAACTATATTCTGCGTCTCAACGCCATTAATCATGGCGATAAGGCAAAAACGGAAGCAGTGAAAGCCTGGGCAGTACAGAACGCCAAAGACACCACCTGGGGGCTGGCGGGGGTTATGCAGGAATACGCCTCCAGTCGCGGGTTTGGCATGAGTGACAGGGAAGCCCGTCGCTTTATTACCATGCTTCAGGATCAGGGCGGCTATCACGGCTGGTCACTGTCAGATGCACAGGGTGCGTCCCTGCAACTCAAACAGATGTTTGCCCGCCAGAGTATCCAGGCAGCGGACGCCAATATTCTGACCGGATACGGGATTAACGTTTACCAGTTACTGGCCGATAAGCTGGGCGTAAACCAGAAGCTCATCCGTGAGAAAGGCGAAAAAGGAAAACTGGGGCCGGACAGCATTCGCCTGTTATTTCAGGTGATGGCCGAACAGGCAAAAGGTGCCCAGAAAAACGCCATGAATTCCTGGACGGGAATGACGTCCATGATGGGCGACGTCTGGGATCAGTTTGCCCGTGAAGTGATGGCAAAGGGACCGTTTGACAGTCTGAAAAAGAGCCTGAAAGGCTTCCTGGATTATGCTGATGCGGCACAGAAAAGCGGCTTACAGGATAAGCTGGCCACACAGACGGCCTCGGCCCTGAATCAGGGATTCGAGTATGCCAGAGACGCTGCAACCGGCTTTTACCGTGCCATTCAGAAAGTCAGGGAAACGCTTCAGGCACTGCGCGACGCCGGTTATGGCGATGCACTGGATCGTATTGGTCAGGGGGCGCAGACCGCCGCAAAATACCTGATGTATATGTATCTCGCCTCCCGCGCGCTGAAGGTGCTCAGGTTTGCGGGGGCGGGAGCATTACGTCTCGGCGCAACCCCCTTACGCTATGGTATGGCGATGACCTCCGTGCTGACGTCGCCCTTCCGCAAACCGCAGACCACTGTGCCGGGAACGCAGCCCGGACGCGCTGGCCGCTTCCTGAATTTCCTTACCGGGGTAAATCCTGCTGCCGTTCAGCCCGTGCTGGTCACCAACTGGCCTGCGGGTGGCCTGGCCTCAGGCAGCGGGGATGTGGTGGTCAGCGGTGACGGCAAAACCGTGCGCGACCGTAAAAAACGCGGCCCCGGACGCGGGCGGGGTGTCACGACCGTCGTGACCGCCGGTGAGCAGCTGGCGGAGAGCGCCGGTAAACAGGGCTTCTTCGGTCGTATGATGAGCCGTGCCGGTGGTCTGCTTTCGGCGGCCGGAAACCGCATGGGGCTGGGGCGTTTTGCCGGGCTGTTCCGTGGTGCCGGTCGGCTGGGTGGGGGTGCCCTGTGGGCCGGTGCCATGGCGGCTCCTGTACTGCTGGACAGCAGCGCCAGTGCAGCCGATAAAGCCGGTGCCGTGGGTTCCCTTGCCGGAAGTATCGCCGGTGGCGCGCTGGGGGCGGCTGCCGGTCCGGTCGGGGTTGCCATTGGTTCCACAGTGGGCAGCTATCTCGGTGATTATCTGGGGGGCTGGCTGACGCAGGCCTGGCAGAAACTGCGTGGCAGCAGTGACGAAAACGGCGGACAGGCCACCGCGAAAACCGCCGCACGGGTAGAGCTTGTGGCCCCTGAAGGCTGGCGGGCGCGCAGTATTGATGTGGATGATACCGCACAGCATGGCCTGGATGTGAACGTCTGGAACGGAGGGAACTATGGCCTCTACTGACACGCCGGGGCGTGGCTCCTTTCGTGGCGTACCGTTCCTGGTTTATCAGGAGCAGCGGGAACGGGGCGGACGTAACATTGTGCGCCGTGAATACCCACTGCGTGAAAGCGGCGGTGCGGATGATCTGGGGCCAAAACTCCCGGAGTTCACATTCACGGTTCTGGTGACCGGAGACGATCTTCAGACACAGCGAAGCCGCCTGCGTGATGCGCTGCGTGCACCCGGTGCCGGTGAACTGATGCACCCGGATTACGGCACGTTAAACGTGCTGATAAACAGCTTTGAAAGCCGTTATAACGCCAGCGAGCAGGGAACGGTTGAGTTCACGATCAACGTGATCCCCGCCAGTGACGATACCGCCCCTTCGGTGGCAGAAGATACGGCAGCTGCGCTGGAGCAGAAAAGCGGTTCAGCAATGAATCAGCTGTTTAACACGCTTTCAGACGGCTGGACGGTGATTTCAGACGGTCTGCATGATGTTCAGGCCATGACCGACACCATCAGCGATAAGATTGATGCGCTGGAGAATGCCGTTTCAGGGATGGGGATTGTGCAGGATGTCAGTGCCTTTACGGCCAGTTTTACCGCCATTAAAGGCAATGCCGCCGCCCTGATTAATGCGCCCCGTCGCATGGCTGAATCGCTGGCCGGAATATTTGCCGTGCTGACCGGGCTGCCCGGCAATCCTTCCCTGTCACTGACCGGGAAGGCAGGAAGGCCGTCCGGCAGCCTGACCACAAACCGTGACAGCATGACAGAGCAGGCAATGCCGCAGCTGTACCGCACACTTTCTTCCCTGCGTTACACCCTCAGCGAACAGGATGATCCGCAGCGCCTGATTGGTCTGACGCCTGCGGCACAGAAAAATATCCGTCTGCTGCGGAGCGTCATGCAGAGTGCAACCCTGGTGTCGCAGGCGCAGACGGTCGGGAAACTGCTGGATCAGGTCATCCGGCAGAATACAAGGCACGTTCAGGATACTGACCGTGCGGGTGGACTGGCCTGGCTGGAAAGTTCTGCCGATGTGCAGCGTATCAACCGGGATTTGAGTGATGCCATGGAACAACAGGTACTGGATCTGTCCGCACAGGGCCATACCGGCACCGCCCTTGCATTACGTGATGCAGGGCTTGCGCTGACAGAAGATTTAACCACGCGGAGTGTTCATCTTCCCGGTGCTTTTCAGGTCATGGTGCGAACCACCGAACCGGCACTGGTCACGCTGTACCGTGCCACCGGCAACAGCCGCCGCTGGCAGTATTTTGTCCGCAGAAACAACATCCCCGATCCGGTTTTTGTTCCGGGTGGCCGCAGCGTGGAGGTGATCAGTGAGCAGCAGGATTGAACTGTATATCGGCGGCAGTATTTTTTCCGGCTGGCTGACGGTCAGCGTCCGTCGCTCGCTGGAGCATCTGGCCGGGTCGTTTGAACTGGGGCTGATGCTGCCCGGTGAGCGCATCCCCTCAGCCCTGCGGACCGGTCAGTCCCTGACGCTCAGAATTAACGGGCAGACGGTCATCAGTGGCTGGCTGGATCAGGTCAGTCAGCGGATCAGTGCAACCCGTCATCAGATCAGCATCAGCGGCCGGGATAAAACCGGCGATCTGGTGGACTGTGCCGCCATCCACCCCGGCAGTCAGTGGCGCAACCGGACGCTGGCACAGATTGCCGCAGATTTATGTGCGCCCTTCGGGATAGCTGTGCGCTGGCAGGTTAACGACGACACGGCTGCACGCCCTTTCAGCTCTTTTACGCTGGAAAACTCAGAAACCGTGGCGGATGCGCTGACCCGTTCTGCTCGGCATCGCGGGGTGCTGGTGACCAGTAATGCTGACGGCGATCTGGTGTTCACCCAGGCAGGAAGCCAGCAGACGGACAGACTGGTGCTGGGAGATAACCTGCTTGATGCCGATTACAACACGGACTGGCGAGGACGATACAGTGAATACCGTGTCCGGGGACACGGGCGCGGTGGTGGCAAACGGGGAGACAGCGAGTCCGCCGCCCGGCTGGCAGCACCTGTGGGCGTCATCAGTGATGAGCAGATCGGCCGCTACCGGCCGAAAATCATCCTCGCCGATCAACAGACAGACACCACCGGTGCACGGCAGCGTGCCCTGCGTGAAATGCGCCGTGCGATTGCCCGTTCAGAACGGTTTTCTGCCACCGTGCGTGGCTGGTTCCGGGATGATGGCCGGTTATGGGATGTCAATCTGCTGACCGGTGTTTCGGCCCAGCGTTTCGGTATAGAACAGACTGAACTGCTGGTCTGTCAGGTGGAGTTTTTACTGGATGAACAGAACGGGGAAGTCACCCGGCTGGTACTGGCACCGCGTGACGGCTTTATCGTTCCGGCAGAGCCGGACAGTAAGGGCCGGGGTGGTTCCGGTGACGATGTTGATGCCTTTATTCGCCAGCAGATGAAAAAACAGGGGATCAGCTTTGATGAATGATGAAGTGTTCAGCCGCCTGATTGCCCCGGTAACGCGCGGTATTCGCCTGCTGTTTGGCCGGGGCGTTCTGACCGGCACACATGACGAACTGAAAATGCAGAATGTGCAGCTCACCGGCATGGACGGCGAAACCTTTGATGATGTGGAGCGCCCCCAGCAGTACGGGCAGATCAGCGTTCCCCTGCCGGGTGCAGAAACCTTTTTTGCCTGTCTGGGCGGACAGCGGGATCAGACTGTGGTGCTTGTGGTGGAAGACCGGCGCAGCCGTCCGACCGGACTCAAAGCCGGAGATACGGGGGTGTATCACCATGAGGGGCACCGGATACGGTTAACAAAGGATGGTCGCATTATTGTGACATGCAAAATGCTGGAGATTTACGCCGACGAGGGGATGCGGGTGGATACGCCGGAAGCCACCTTTACGGGCAATGTGACGGTGGATAAAAACCTGCATGTTAAGGGGAATTTCGCGCTTGATGGTACGGGGAAATCTCAGGGACTGTTCACAATGTCGGATGCCGTTATTGCAGGGATACGGTATTCCGGTCATGTGCATCAGGATAACGGCAAAGGCAGTAAGACAGGAGCACCGGAGAATGGCTGATATTGCAATTGTATGGGATCAGGGGTGCGGCTCGCTGCAACTGAACGGTGCCGACCTGCTGACGGATGACAGTCTGCTGACGGCCGTTCTGATTTCGCTGTTTACGGACAGGCGGGCGCTGGATTCTGATGAAATCCCTGACGGCACTCGTGACAGGCGGGGATGGTGGGGAGACAGTTTCCGGGAGCGCCCCGTTGGCTCCCGTCTCTGGCTGTTAAGCCGTGAAAAGACGCTGTCCTCCGTGGTCAGCCGTGCACAGGCCTATGCTGATGAAGCGCTGGCGTGGCTGCATAAAAGCGGTGCTGCCACATCCGTGGTATGTCATGCCATGCGTGTGGGGCATGATCGCCTTTCGCTTTCCGTGAAAATCACCCTGCCGGACGGAAGCAGACATCCGATGATTTTTTATGCTGATATGAAGGGGGAATGATGCCTTATCAGCCCTTACCACTGGCGCAACTGATCACACAGACACAACAGGATATCAGCCAGCGCCTGCCCGGTTCGCAGCCGGGCGTGAATGAAACCACCCTGAATGCCATTGCGTATGCACAGGCGGGGCTGTCAGCACAGGAGCATGAACATCTGGCCTGGATCTCCCGGCAGATAATTCCGACAGAAGCTGATGAAGCCGAACTCCTGAAACACTGCGCATTCTGGGGTGTCATCCGTAAACCGGCTTCCCGCGCTGACGGACCGGTACAACTGATGCTGACCACGGATGCAGGGATCACGGAAGGCGTACTCCTTCAGCGAAGCGATGGTGTTGTGTACCGCATCACTGGCTCTGCGACCGGAAAAGCCGGAACACTGAATGTTAATGTGGAGGCGGAAAGTGCGGGGCGCGCCGGAAATACCCCGACCGGAACCCGCCTGTCCTTTATCACACCACAGGCGGGCATCAACCAGACAGCCACGGTCACCGGCACGGGACTCACCGGTGGTGCGGATGTGGAAACGGTGCCGGAGTTGCTGTCCAGGCTGGTATTCCGGGTACAGAACCCGCCATCAGGGGGAACACAGTATGATTTTGAACGCTGGGCACGGGAAGTACCTGGCGTGACGCGGGCATGGTGTAAGCCTGAATGGCCTGAGGCTGGTAGTGTTGGTGTGACTTTTGTTCAGGATAATAACCCTGACATTTTCCCCGGGGAAGGTGATGTGAAGCGGGTGGCGGATTATATCCGCAGTCATGATGATCCGGCGACGGGCCAGCCCGTTGGTCAGCCACTTGGGCCGACAATCAGCGTGTTTAAGCTGACCAATAAGCCGGTGGTGTTTGAGATAAGGATTGTACCCAAAACGCCGGAAAATCAGGCTGCCGTAAAACAGGCATTAACGGACCTGCTTTATAACGAATCGCGGCCGGGTGGACTTGTATTGCCTTCATCATTCTGGCGGGCTGTTGCAGGGGTGAAAGGACTGGAGGATTTTGAAGTTCGCAGCCCGCTGAAGTCCGTGATGGCCGGAGATACAGAGTTGCTGACCGTGGGGGAAATCACATGGCTGTAACCCTGACCCCGCATCAGCGCGCCCTGTTGCAGTTGCTGCCTGACGGGCTGGTATGGGATAAGCGGCCGTCATCCGTTCTTGCGGCTTTGTGCCTGGGCCTCAGTCATTCCACGGAGCGTGTTTCCTGGACCGGCAACCAGATGCTGGCAGAACGTTTTCCTGATTCATCCCGTCTGCTGCTGGAAGACTGGGAGCGTTATCTGGGGTTACCGGAATGTGATATGACCGGCGCAACCATTCAGGAGCGTCAGCGTTATGCCGGGAATAAATACCGGATGAAACCCTCTCTTAACCGTGAATTTTATATCCGGTTTGCGGCAGAGTTTGGTTATGAAATAGATATCCAGCCATCACCGGAATCACAATGGATCAGTATTGTGACAGTGAAGACAGCGGTTGGATACCGTCACATGAATGTACTGGACGATATTCTTACGCCACTGCGAATTTATGATGCAAGTGCGCTGGAGTGCATTTTAAACCGTTATAAGCCAGCCTGGCAGACGTTTTTATATCTGTACGAAAACAGTCATGAGGAGACGGAGTAATGTATTTTGTCGACAACAATTCAGGTGTGACCGATATGCCACCACTGGCCCCCTCACAGGGCACGCAGGTTAAATGGTTTACTGAAGGTGACGGACGCAAAGGGATCAGCCATATAGGTCAGGACTGGCTGAACATCGTGCAGGCAGAGCTGCTTGCCATTCTGACAGAAGGACAGGTTCAGCCGGATAAGGCAAAACTGAACCAGCTGGTGATAGCCATTAAGGCAATCATTGCAGCAAACGCATACAGCCGGAAAAACAACCTTAAGGAGATTGCGGATGCAGGTGCAGAAGCACAGGCTGCTGCCCGCCGTCATCTTGGGCTTGGAGGATTATCAGGAAAAGACAGCCTGGCTGCTAATGATGTGGGAGCACTGGAGAAATCCATGAATTTTGGCGATGTACCGGATAAACCGACGGCCCGCCAGAATCTGGATGTTTACAGCAAGAGCGAAGGTGATAACCGTTATCTGCGCAAGGATCAGAATGGCGCGGATATCGCGGACAAAGGAACCTTTATCGATAACGTCGGTTTACGGGAAACGGTAAATAAGGCGGCGAATGCCCTGCCATCGGACGGCACCGCTGCGGCAGCGAATAAACTCGCCACCCCAAGAAATATTAATGGTGTTCCTTTCGACGGGACGCAGGATATCAGCATTACTTCAGGGATGACG